AACATGGTATGTAACAAATCCTAGGCATCTTGAACTATTAGCCCAAATGTTTTGATTGTCACCTGTTCCACTCGATGCTGATGTCATTGTTTCAAATGTAATAATAGTTCCACTACCTGGAACAATCGGGTTTATCATCACAAAACTAGACACTAAACTAGCACAGTATCCAATAGCACCAGCACCTGGAAGAGATGATGTATTAGTGAATGGAAGCCCTTGCAATGCACCACTTCCAGTTCCAATAGTACTAATCGTTACATCAAACCATGCTGTAACTTGTCTGCCAATTTTTGTGTATGTACCAGTTCTACTTGAATAAGTAGCAGTTCCACCAACACTAGGTGTCCAAGTACCTTCTTCATAGTCATCTAGCGTATTAGCGTCTGAGGATGCTGATTGAGTTGCGGGAAAAGTAATACCAGCACCGCTTGTTGAGGGGGTAGCGTTACCGACAGAAACAGTGTTTAGTGTCTTTAAACCACCAGCGGCATTGATGGTGACTGCCGTAGTAAAGGAAATAGCATTTCCTGCTGTTCCTGATGGGGCTGTAAAAAATCTATGCTCACCTGATTGTTGGCGATAGAAAGATGCAAAATCAGTAACTTTATAGTTGTAGTTTGCAGATAAATTGTAGCCAAGGTCAACAAAAACAGCATCACTTGCTACTATAGCCGCAGTCGTTCCAACTTGAAATGCTCGATTAGTCCAAGTATTTGGAGTTGATGTACCAATGGCAACATTACCTGTGTTGTAGTAAATATCAGAACCGCTAGTTGTCCATTGGCTTGAAACAAGTGTTGTACTTGTAGAGGGCAACGTAATAACAGTTGACCCCGCCACAGCAGGGGCTTGTAGCGTGACCGATCCGCTTGTGTCGCCAGCAATAACTATTGAACTCATAATTTATCCTTAAACAACAACCCAGCGTGAGCCGCTAGAAACTGTGACTGATTGACCTGAAGCTATCGTAACTGGGCCTGATGACATACCTGAGTACCCTGCGGCAATTGTATAACTCACAGCAATAGACTGACTGTTTACATAGATGCCATTACTTGCATTCACAACAGAAGAACTTAACTCGCCCGTGCTTGGCTTGTACAGCAACTTAGTGTTACCTGTGAACAGCGTTGAAGCCGCACCAGATGTTGCGTTTGCAAACAAGGGGAAGACGTTAGTTGCTGTGGTTGTATCGTTGCTTAAAGCTGCACCACCAACAGAAGCCCATGCAGTGCCATTATACCCTTCAAACTCCGTTGTTGTGGTATTGAATCGGAACATACCACTTGCTGGAGTTGGACGTTGTCCAGTTGTTCCCTTGCTAATGCTTAAAGCACCAGTGGATGAGAACGTAGAATCTGCAGATGCTGTAAGTGCTGTTAAGGAAAGAGCACCAGTCATGGTGTCACCAGTCTTAGCTACAAAGTCTGAACCAGACAATGCAGAGCGTGTCCATGCTGAACCAGTCCACAAATACAATTCATTGCTTGTGCTGTTCCAATACAATGCACCAGTTAATAGAGCATTGCCATCATTGTCAACAGAAGGAGCAGAAGCTTTGCTTCCTAAGTAACGATCATCAAAAGAGTCATAGCTAGCAGCAGCATTGGTAGCTGATGTAGAAGCAGCAGAGGCAGAGCTAGAAGCATTAGATGCTGATGTAGAAGCGTTGCTTTCACTGGTAGCTGCATTAGAAGCAGAGGTGGCTGCAGCAGCAGCAGAGGCTGCAGCAGAAGTTGCAGAACCTAAGATGCCATCAACATACAATTTAGTAGTGGCATCAGCATTAGCTGTTGGAGTACCTAAGCCTGTAATCTTGTTAGTACCCATAGCGATAGCACCAGACATTGTGCCACCAGTTAACGGCAGCTTCAATGCATCAGCAGTGTCTACATAAACTTTAGTAGCTGCGTCTTGATTTGCTGTAGGATCTCCCAAGCCTGTAATCTTAGAAGTACCCATTGCAATAGCACCACTCATAGTGCCACCAGCAAGTGCTAGTTTAGTTGCAATGGAGTTTGTCACTGTGGTGGCAAAGTTGGCATCATCACCTAAAGCAGCAGCCAATTCATCTAGAGTGTCTAACACTCCGGGAGCAGATGCCACTAGGTTGCTAATAGAAGTATCAACATAGCCTTTAGTGGCTGCATCACCAGCGTTGGTAGGTGTTGTTAGGTTGGTAATAGTGGCTGCTGAAGAAGCATCCATATTCAAACCACCATTGATTGTTACATCATTGAAAGAAGAAGTGCCTGTAGAGGCTGTAACATTACCTGTTAAATTACCAGTGACATTACCAACAACAGCACCTGTATGTGTACCTGCTGTATTACCAGTGACAGCACCAGTAAGACCACCAACAAATCCAGTGGTGGCAGTAATGGTAGTTCCTGTGATGGCTAAAGCAGAAGAGCCACCAATCACCGCACCATCAATAGTACCTGCATTGATGTCAGCGGTAGCTGCAACCAAAGAGGTATTGGCAGTGAGAGAAGTGAATGTACCAGCAGCAGGTGTGCTTGCACCAATAACAGCAGCATCCACTGTACCACCATTAATGTCAGCAGTGTCAGCAACTAAGCTGTCAATGTTGGCTGTGCCATCAATGTATAAGTCTTTAAATTCTAGAGAGCTTGTACCTAAGTCAATGTCATTATCTGTTACTGGAACAATAGCTCCGTCTTGAAATCTCACCTGCTCAACAGCAGCAGCAGCCACTTCAACAAACACACCATGACGATTGTTAGCTGTATCAGTGGCAATCTTATTTAATAAGTCAGTGTCACCAATGACAGGAACAGGATGTCCCTCAGCAGCAGTGCCATCATGCCTATGTCCACCATTAGCAGCAAAAGCATCACGCAGAGCATTATACTCATTATTAATAGGAGCTGCCCGTACAACTGCGGTTGGTACAATATCAGCAGCGGATTGTCTTACATAACCTGTCAAGGTAGTTCTCCTTAGCGTCTGTCATTCATTGAATAATTCAAGACCAAGCCCTGAATTGTATGACTAGCATTCGTATCATTAGTCACAAACTTGAAAGCAATGGAGAATCCAGAGCCTTCAATATTTACTTTCTCAACTGGTGATGGATTACCATCAAAGATTGCAGCAGCATCATAAACAGCTTCGTTGTAATAAGCTGCTGCACCTGTTGTTGTCATTGTATAGTTAGAAGGATTGAACACATTCTGACTATCTTCAAAGTCGTAGCTAACACCTAGACTAATTGTAGAGCTTCCTTCACTACGCAAGAAAGTAGTGAAATTATAGAAGTTCTTTCTAATCGTAGGATCTTGGAAATAATAATAAGGTGTTTGATAGATACTTAAAATTGTAGAAGAATTAAAAGAACTACCTGTTTCTTGTTGATGCACCTTCCCAGAAGCATCCCCATGAATAACAATCTCATCTATTCCTACATATCCACTAGCAGCGCAAGTAGCCGGAAAATCAAAGAGCTGGCTAAACTCAAAAGCCACACCACCCTCATTAGCCCTCAGACCACCTAACAAACCAAATGTTCCTTCTGATGGAAGAAACAATCTAAACTGTGATTTCTTACGAATAACAACTGAACTTAGTGTTTCAGGATCTATGGAACCAGCTACCATTTCTTTTAAGATTGCGGTAATTGTAAATTGAATTTGTGTAGAAATTGTTTCTAATTCCACATCACCAATTTTATTTGTACCCGCCACTGGCCTAAAACCATCTGGTCCTAAGAATATTAAATTACCACCGAGTTCTACCACACTATCAGGCACAACACAACCTAAATTGGTTGTCACCTCACTGACAACAAAGTCAGCAATGTTAGTGCCTGTCAAGCTCTTAATAGAATTCTTACCAAAGATGTACAGCGTATCTCTAAACTGTTTAATCTGAACAATCTCAAACCCCACATTGATAACTGCAGAACCATTAGCGGGGTTGAAGTTTGTCTCTGCCAATGGAGAAGAAATATATAAATTGTAAGGATCTGTAGGATCACCAGCTAAGAAGATGTGGTTCTTAAATGCAGCAGAATACTTAGGACTGTTAGGTGCATTAGCATCTGTAATCTGTGTATATGTAGTACCATCATATATAGCCGCTGGATTTATGCCATCAGTTAATACAAACTTAGAAGCACTCCAATTATACCTAGTAAACCTAACCTTCTTAACTCCCACCATAGTGACAGTTCCGGGAGTTGATACGGCTGACCAAGTAGATGAAGAAGCTACCCACCTATAAAAGTAGTTTGTTCCAGCAGAGGGTCTACGACAAGCAAAAATACCATCATTCAAACCCTCAGCTACAAATACACCAAGAACATTCCCCGTCCCTGTCACTGTTCCATAGCTATTAGCATATCCACTAATCCGTCTATACCCACCAGAAATAGCTGGCTCATAATTAATAAGTTGCGTTGCAGATCCGGGATACATCTCACCCTGAGTTAGTACATCCCTATTGGTGTTCATACCACCAATACAAGAAACCTTAAAGCCACTTATTCTGTCTGCCATTAAAACACTCTTGGATTGAACGATGGTTTAACAATCATCGTTGACCGCATATACAAAGGCTCATCTAATAAAAGCCTACGCATTGTTCTAATACCTGTATCAAACTTTTCTTTATAAATAGATGCTCCCTGTTCATTAGATCTGAACATGAGCATATTAAACATAGCACCATCAAGCAACACACCATTAAACCTATCAGGAATAATAGCTACGTCTGTATCAGCAGACAAGGCAGCAGGGAAAGACCAATACTTATACTCAATTTCATAAGCCTGATCTGGTTTTGGAGTGACTCCAAACTTAGACTCTTGTGTTTGATAAACAGCAATAGCAGGGCCATAGCCCCCAGTGCCATTCATATCCTCACCGGGACGATAGTTGTCTAAGTGGTCAGTGTATGTAATAACAGACAAACGAGTTGGCTCATTGTTTGCTGCTGTTAGCTGCTTAAGATAGAAACTTTCCCAGTCAACACTAGACAAATCAGAGGGAAAGGAATATATTCCTGTACCCACTGTCATTGTCTGTGTGTAAGTAGTAAGAGCAAAGGGCCATTCTTGAGCACTATGCATCAATTCTCTAATAGATGAATTGATAGCATTCTTGGCTAGAGCTTGAATGTTCCTAGCTCCAGCGAATTCGGTGGAGTCTAAAACAACCTCACCCATTCTTCGCAGCAATTCATTTGTTAAAGAAATAAATGTAGACATAATTTTTAAACAATAAA